TTTTGGACCAACTACAGCAATAAAAGCCATTTCGCCGTCACCGGAAACTATAGCGCTTTTACGCTCTTTAATGTCCTGTAACGCCATTTTTTTGAACTTTGTCCAACTGATCTGATCCAACTCAACCTCCTCGGCTGAGTGGGGTCGGCCCGAAATGGCCGACCCCACCAAAGGGTTTCAGTTTATGCCGTTGAAAGAGAAACGCCATCGTTAGCGACTACTCGCCATTCAATGTCTGATCCATCTTCCGATCCAATAAGCATGAGGTGGTCGCCCACATCTGCAAAAGCAAGAGTGTTGTTTCCTGTTTGATTTACAGGAGAAGCGGTTGTCACGGTTACAGTCCCGCCATCGGTTTTCAAGCCAATGTTAAGCACCTGCCCAACAAACGTTGGGTCTGCGATGGTTCGAGTTTCTGTACTTGCCGAAACGATCGACACCGAACCAGACTTGATGACCGGAACTGCACCCGCATCACCTGGGTCGGCAATAATGTTGCTCAATTCCTCAGAGTTTCCGTAAACCCCAGGATTGACCAAGATTCGCTTACGGTCAGTCAGAATCCCAACTTGTTGTCCCGAAGTTCCCTGAGCTGAGGACGGCTTGCCGCTCTCACCCAGATACAACGGAGCTCCGAGAAAGTCGGATGACGCCGCAAAGTTAACTTCAGTAACAACGCCACCAGTACCGACAGTATCCTGAGTTAACAGTTCTGCCCAGTTTGCAACAGAGATTTCTTCTCCAGCTGATGTTGCTGCTTCAAGAGCTACAGCAACGGCCTTGACTCTAGTTGAGTCGTCGGCAAGCTTAAACGTACTGGAAGTGTCTGCGTTCGCCGGAGCGAGCAGATCGCCAACAATGACAGCTGCATTTACAGTTGCCTTGTATGCCTTGCCAGTACGGACGGTTCGCTTGCCGTCTTTGTCTGTGTATGTAAAAGCCACGGACTTAATTCCTTACTTCGATTGCGTGTTATTTTTCGGGTTAACACTGTTGACGCCCTCCACCTCCTGATTACGCTCAGTGGCTCAGCGAGTAACTTTTAGGAAGTTACCGTTCCTGCTGGTGCTATCCCCGTAATCTTTGCACACGAAATGATGCTCTGCACCATTATTGAGGGATACCACTTGATACGAGTTCGAGCTGCATCCTTCGTTTCGAGCTTTCCAAACTTCTCGACCGTGATTGGCATTGATTGAACTCCCGAAAGAGCCTTCGGGCCAAACTGGATCGCAAAGATTGAAGTGCCGTTATCGTCGTCACCAAGAGCTGTGCCGTCTGTTGGCTGATGCCCAAAGGCAGAAGAACCATAGTCCTTGTCACAGGATTCGTCGTTCGAAAGGAAGTCTGAAACGTGAACAGGAACTCCGAGAATCGTCTGTACCCTGCCATTAGCTGCATCATCATAAGTAATGCCGCCAACACCTTTTAGGTACTTGTTGATTGATCGACGCATTAATTTTGTCATAACAAGCATGTCGGGCTTGCCGTCAACAATCAGGTCAATCATTTCTTCGAGCTTTGCCATAGTAAGAACTTGCGGGCTTCCAGTGTTACCAACAGCAACAGTGTTATACGTCTGAGACGTAAGCAACTGGTGAAGGCCGTCGAAACGCTTGGTTTCAGTGGCTGCATAGCCGTAGAACAGAGTGTTCAAAAACGCGTGCCTGATGGCCTTTGTCTTTGCTTCGATCTGCTCACTCATCAGATCCTGTACATCGGATCTCGTCGCGGCAAGGTAGTTGTCAACGTCAGCGTCTCCACCAAGGATCTTGGTGTGTGCCGTGTGCTGCGTGACAGTTGAGGTTGACTCAACCCACGTATCGCCAACTCCATAGAAGTCAGCTCCGGACATCGTAGTTTCGACATCGTATGTAAGGCCGTTGCCCTTGATGTCTTTAAAACCCAGTTTTGAAAGAATCGGGTCATCTTTCACAATAAGCTCAACAACACCGCGCTGAAGAACATCATTGGAATATTTACTCGATTCGACTAGCGTAAGAGCCATTTATTTTTCCTCTACGTCTATTAACGTCTTCTTGATGAGAGCCCGGATCGAACTTTTTCGAGTGGACTCATGTTTTCTATGTCAGAGGACATAGCACCTCGCTGTCCGGAATCAAACCGCTCAGTCCCAGTCGATTCAGCCTCGCGGGTATCAAGAGATAACTCGCGGGCCTTAAGTTTCATTTCCTCCGGAGAGGAAATTTCCTTATTGTCCATAAGAGCGTCAGGATCTACTCCAAATTCCTTTGCGTATTCATGTGCATAGGAATAACGAGCCAGCAATGCTGAATTTACATAATCAGCCTGTGCCTGTTCTTCTGTCTGAGACTGCTGCTGAAAGGACTGAACCTTTTCTTTTGCAGCATCCTGTCTTTCATGGGATCTTCTGGTTGCTTCGTCAGCAGACATTTCCCCATTCTCAACTTCACGGCTGTCTGCTAAATCGGCAGTACGGTTCTCTGTCTCAAGTCCCTGAATTTGAGTTTCCATAGCAGCCTGAGCTGCCTGACTTCTCAAAGCAGAGATTGTTTCGTCCTTTTGCGCTAACTGCTGTTGTAATAACTCGGATGGAATACCAGGCGACGTAGAGGTGGCAGGGTCAGAATCAGGGACGGGAGGTTGGCTGTCGCCATCCGGCCCGGCGCTGAAACTCGACTCAGCCGCAGTCTTTAGTTCTTGGTCTTCAACGGTTCTTTCAGTAGTCAAAAGGTAACTCCAGACATCTATACAGTAACAAGTTCTCGCGTACTTCGCATACTTTTAGCGACAGCTGCGTTCTCCTGCACCTGTCTTAAAGTCTGCTTCATCCACGTTTTAAAATTACTTTGGCCAAGAGGCTCTTTATTAAACGCCACTCTTAAAGAGGCCGATTCCTGTCGAGAAATCGAGTCTCCGAACCAAACTTTTTGTAATGCGATTAAATCGCCCTGCGTAAGTACGGAACTAACCCTGTCCCAGCTTTCTTCAGCCGATAAGGAAGAAGCAGGCTCAGGAGTAGGAGCAGGACGGACTGGCCTCAAAGGAGCAATCGTAGGAGGCACAGCGGTAGGAGGCACAGCGGCAGGAGTTACAGGAGTAGGAGTAGAAGATGGACGAGCTGGGCTCAAAGGCTCAATTCCTTCTCTCATCAAAGGCGAGAGTTCCTGTATTTCTTCTTTTGAACCCATATTTTCAGTAACCCAAAATTTGCCTAACACCTTTTTATAAATCTTATACCGATCTTCGTCTAAGTCCGTAGCCTTAATGTTTTCTTCTATGATAATTTGCTTGGCTATTCTTTTAGCTTTTCCTGTTTGCAGGCTTGAAAGATTACCTGCAATAAATAAATGGGCATCAATTTCTGGATTAGCCTTTCTAAACTTAATCCTATCTGTACCGTATGGGATTCCAAACCTGTCTTCTAATTCTTCTTTCTCAGTTCGTGACAACTTCTTATAGTCGGCAGGAATATCGTAATACTGATTAATTTCCTGCTTCCATCTTTTTCGTAATGCTCCGGTTTTTCCGCCAGAGAACGGAAGGGAAAGTCCAAGCATTTCTTCTATAAAAGATTTATCTAAGCGTTCTTCCAGGTATTCTGCACCTTCATTAGTCCGGTAAACGCCACCAACGTAAGTGTTGTAATAATCAGCTGGCGTTAGAGGTTTTGACACATCAAACTTTTTCTTTCCGCTAATATCTCTAACGCCACCTTCTTTAGTTGCAATAAACGCGTCAAGAGTGGTATTCAGCTGAACGCCAGCTGGCACTCCGCCATATTTAAATGCAGTTTGCCTAATCCCTGTTGCGTCTCCATTTTTCATCCATAACGTAAAAGCGTTCCATACGTCGGTACTTGCTCTAATCGGTAAAATGCCAAGTGATCCTACTCCTTCGTATGGACGGAATCCTGCTGTAAGTAATGAAAGATAAGGAGCGAATGAAGTAACTTGCCAGGGCCTCCTATCAATGGCTCTGTCAGCAACCTCATTAGTGGTATAGATTAAAGCTATCGCATAAAGTAACTGCTTTAATCTTCTTCGGATAATTGGCTTGGCGGCGTCTGAATCAGCGGCAATAGTTCTGTAAGCCCCTGTTCTATAACCTCTTATATTGGTAAGTTCTGCAACCAGATTATTTAACTCAAACGAAAATGTTTGAAAAGGAACTGCCGCTGACACTTCTCTGGAACGAAGTGCTCCAACAGCATCTTCTCGGTTATACATAGATTGCGTTCTGGCACCGCCCTGCTGAGCAAATTCCCAAAGCCCTCGACCTGTAAATCCAAGTTGCTGTCCTTTGAAATATGCAGCTCTTGTTGAGTGCAGCGTTAGCAGTTTTTCTATCGTAGTCGAAAGGTAGTTTGTTATATCTGTAATCGCGTCCAGCCGTCCGGGACGATATGCAAATTTATCGTCCCCTATGTCCTGCATTACGATAGTTCCACGCGTACCTGTACGTCCCTGAGTTTTAACTCGGTAGCTATATGCCCTATCTGCTATTTCGTCTCTGACTTTTTTATTAAGAAATACATCAAAAGCCTTTACAGAGTTTCTAGCCCCGTAACGAATCGGAGTTAGAGCAGCTGAGCCAGTCTGAACAAATAAATTCCAGTCAATATTCAAGGCAAATACAGCTTTGGTGAGATTCTGTCTGACTATTAGCCCCACATCTACAAGGCTAGGTAAAGACTTCCTTGGACCTAGCACCTTACGCGGTAAGGGAACTCTTGTATTTATTAGATTTATATCTCTTATAGCCTTAGTCTGCCTAGTGGGAACTCCGGCATATGTCTCGTAAACCCAATTATCAAAAGCGTCGGCCAGATTAGGTTTGTCAACGCCTCGCAATAGTTTTGTATGACGCTTTGTGTTTCGGATAATTTCCGTACCGAATAAGTCCTTTTGCGTTGATCCAGCATATGATTCCATAAGTTTCAAAATGCTAGTTTCAAGTTCGTCTCTGGCAATATTCCCTTTTTGATACATGTCTCTTGCAACAAAGACCTTACTAGGATGAATAAAATCAGGGACAACGCGCTCGTCTAACGGAGATTGCTCTAGCCACCCGCCTACGGCTCCCCAATCATGTGTCTCACGAATATGAAGCCTGTAATTGAGCTTATATTGAATTGCTTTCTCTCCGCGCCTGAGCCTTGCGACATTCATTAAATCGCGCATTTCGTCAAAGTAAACTCTGGCTTCCTGCGCTAATCTAATGGATTTTATTTTGTCTTCCTTACCAATCTTGTGATTCTTCAAGATTGACTTAACGTTGTCATCGAGAAGCATGACTGCCGGAGGAGTCTCTGGAGTAAATTTTGATGCAGTTACTTCTTTTCTTCCAATAACTTCAAGAAGATCAGAAGCTGCCTTATAGATTTTTTTATCCTGTTTTGTAACTCCACTGTTAACGAATACTTGGTTTATTCGATTAATGGCCCATTTTTGAAACTCTCGTGACGCTAAAGATAATTGTTGATTTGGAATCATTACATCATCGGTTAATGGACCAAGAGAAACTCCCCAGTTACTTTGATCTGCAATCTGAGACACAGACGTTCTAAAGCCCTGCCTAGGTGAAATTTCATCAAATCCGATAAATTTCACATCGGGATTTGCTATGGCCCATCTGAAACGCTCAGAGATCTGTTCTAACTGGGTTTTTGACATAACATTTCTTGCGAAGACAAACGGATCACTTCCATCTCCTGCAAGAAACATAGAAGCAGCTCTTTCAGAGTGGTGAGTGCCGTCATCTTTAAACTCAAATCTGTCAGCTGCAAGTTTCGCAGCTGCATCATCAGTGCTGGTGGCCTTGAGTAACTCTACAGATCGTCTGTATTCAGATTTTGGGAACGATCGTCCCTGTGTTGTTTGGCGAACAGGAGCTCCGCCTTGATATCCAACATCTAAAGGCGGGCCAAGAGCTACTTCTTCGCCTGGGCCAAGAGTGCTTTCTACTCGCGTACCAGCTCTTGGATCAAAGCCTTCTCCTCCAGGTCCTATGCTTGAAGTTGCGGGCCTTGGCCGTTGTCGTCCATAGACTTCTCCGCTTACGTCTGCCCTCTCAATAGCCCCAGGTCCTAGTACCTCAGATGAAGCAATTCTAGATTGATTTTCGGCTGCTTCTCGTAAGATGGCTTCTTTTTCATCGGCAGTTCGCAATACTATACGATTACGTTCGAGTATTTCTTGGTTAGCAAGTTTCGCGTCTTTTATTTCTGCTTTTCGAGATTGGCCAATTTGCTTCCAGTCGTTTTGAGCAGCTTTGGCAGCTTCAATATCTTCACGAAGGGCAAAAATTGCTTCCTGTCCACCGTAACGCTCTGGATTTATGGCAATAAGTTCTGATGAAATCTGATCTATAGCTTCGTTGCGTACTACCCAGTTACGTTTATTGTTGAGCCTTTTATACAGAGCCGAACTTTTGTCTGTGATCTTATTAAGCCGTGGATCAGGGCCAAAGAAAACTTCAACAGGAGCTCCGGCTGGTTTTTGGCCCCATCGCCTTGTAGCTTCATTTATGTAATGCGGATCGTTAGTCGGCCCCGGACTTAACCGGGTTGTAATTCGAGCGCCGCTTTTTGTTTGCCAGCTGTAGTTCCTAACAGCCTGTTCAAATGCAAAAGCCTGAGCAGGGCTAAGACCTTCTTCTGGAAAGGTGTTAGCCCTGCCTAAAATATAGGTGAAGTCTGCGATCGGATTTGTTTCCGGTTCCGCAAGCTGTTGGATTAAAATCTCTCTCTCGTAAGTTTCTTCTAGAACGCTAGGTTCTTCGTAATTAGCCCATTCTTCCGATACCGAGTCAAAATCTTTTAATAGTTTCTTTTTTAGTGCTTCATCTCCTGTTTTCTCAGCTACAGTCAATTCCTCTGTAATCCTGTCAAGCCGAGCTCCTATAACGCTAAGCCCATCGCTTTCATCAACAGGAAGACGATCTGTGTAAGCCTTATCAGACAGATCATCAACAGATTCAATAACCTTCACGGGATTATCGAAGTCAGGGTCGGTATTTCGCCTAACTTGTATTGCCTCGTCAGATACGTCCTGCAATGCAAGAGGAGCGTCCTGATCAATCTTCGCAGCCTCTTTAGCAGCAAGGTTACGCGCTTCTTCTTCGCGGGCAACTGTTCTAATCAGAGGGTCCTGACCCGATGCATCAAAGTCAAAGCCCGACTGAACAAGTTTGGCGTTCTTACGGGCCTCAATGGCTTCGGGAGTTTCTACGATTACACGACCAACATCTCCGGTTTCAGTGAATGTCGCCTGTCCCATAGGAGCATCAGCAGCAGCGTCAGCGGGTTCTGTCCTAGAGAACTCGACAACTTGCGACTCGCTTATATCCTCAAGCAGTCTTTGTCCAGCATCACTTGTTACTGGAGGATCAAAAACAATTCCGTCGTACCCCTGTGAATCAACATAGTTTCGGAATTGTGCTATCCGAGCATTGTTTGCTGCGACACTCAAATTCTCTGGATCTGAAAGTCTAGCTTGACCCATACTCGTAGGGCCAAGTCCAGCATCTTTAATTACTTTTGCATATTCAGCATCAGTACGAATTACAAGCGGGTTCTGAAGTGTTACGTCAACTTCTTGAACATCGGGACCAAAGATTTTTGCATATCCTTGAGAAGGCGTTGAATAACGTCCTTCACCAACGATATTTGCACCACCTTCCTTAATCCCTCCACGACTAACCCCTCCCTGACCTCTGAAAAGACGCGCTTGAAATGGCTGTCCTGTTTGCGCCGCTTCAAGAGTTTTAGCAGCGTCAGGAGTTCCGAGCTGGTCGAGTTTCGCTCTCAAATCATCAAAGGCATCCTTGCGCCCCCAGAGAATGGTGGAGCGGTGGCCCCTCCTCTGAGATCGGTCGATCCTAAAAGCCAAATCAGCTTCGGCTTCATCTAGTGCTGTCCGCAGCCGGGCAATGTCCTCAGCGCCTTTGACGATTGTAGACGGCAGCGTTGCGCCGCCTACCTTCAAGTGGGTTCGCTGGAGCCGCGTGAGTTTCACTGACGGGCTCGCAGCTGACTTATCGAGTATCTGAGTCTCAGCTGGTAGAGGGGGATCGAAGTCGTATGACTTGGTCCCCCTCAGATCAACGAGCTTCCGCTCGCCGTCGAACACCATGAATCGGGCGTCACCTGTTTGTAACTCAGTAAGTCCGCCAGCAGCAGCATGGGTCGTATTCCTGCTACTTATGAGTGCGTTTGTCACGTTGTCGAGATGCTTCCCATTTGCGTCAAGGATTTCGATATATGATGCACCCATTTTCTTCGGGTTATGGCGAGCTATATAAGTCCAGCCATTCTCGGCTTCTTCAGTAAGTTTCCACGCGTTAAAATTAGCCGTTTCTGGCATGAACCACGCCTGAGCTTCAGGGTCTTGGCGACGAAAACCTGTTCCAACGTGACTGCCAGGAACATCGTCTGGGGAAAGTGCTGCAAGTTCGTCCTCAGCGTCTTGCTGGCGCTGAATCCAATCTTGCTGGCTTTCATAAGAATCCGGGGTTAATCCTTCACGCAGCTCTCTATGCGTGTCTCGGATTTCTTCTGGCGTGGCGACAATCTGCTTCGCCTTGTATTCGGCAGGGTCAAGAGTCACTGGAATGGCGTCAGGTATAAGATCAGAGCGAATCCTTTCGCCAGTAGGGGTTTTAAAATAACTAGCGTCACCCTGTGCAATTTCGTCTGTAACCGGACCAACAAGTTTTCCATCTTCATCGAAAATGTTTATTCGTGAATCCCATTTTCCTTCTGGGTCATGGCGTACTACATAACTCCAATCATCATCCGGGTTGGCATTTAATCGAGCAGCTACATCATCAGCAGTTTTAGGTAAGAATCCAGCTGGGATTGCCTTACCTTTATACTCAACATCCACAAACCCCCTAGCTAAACCTTCGGCCTCGAAAAACCTATCCTTAGCAGCATCTCGTCTAGCAACAGCATCCTTTACGTTCTTCTCTAGCCTATCGACTTCATCTGCGTTTCTCCGTTCTAAAGCCCTTCGCTGCTCTTGCGTTACTCCTTTAGGTGCTTTTTCCCCTAAGCCCCAAGACTTCGCTGCTTTTTCCGCATCCGCAACTTCACCCACTAACTTAGTAACTTCTTCACTCAACTCGGAGGTGCTTTTTCCAACATCAGCCACACCAGCAGCGGGGGCAGCAGTTGGAGGAGGATCTACAACACGCGCCTCAGCTGGAATAATGCGCCCTTCACCAATGTCTTTTATTAAGGCGTTAGCTTCTTCAAAAGTTATTTCTTCCGCTTTAAATCGTCTCTGAACATCAGCTAATGCTTGTTTTGCGGCATTAGCAGTTGCAGCATTAGCGTCTAGTTCAGCCTGAAGCTGAGCTGTCCGCTCAACATCTTCAATCCCTGCTTCGTCAGTAACGCTAATAGTTGACTTTGTAGGAGTTACAGGAGGAACTTCGGCGGGTTCGTCTATCGGTGCATCCCTTCGGGGAATTGCAGCGTCGCCGGGTTTGTAGTCGAATCCTGAGCGAATGAGCGGTCCATCTCGACCCATATCGTAAGTCGGACCTGCGCTCAATCCTCTGTGACCGCCGACCGAATCATCGAACGGAATCTTGTCTAGGTCGATCAATAATCCGTTTTGGCGATCGACCTTGTACGGCTGGGGGTTGTCGCCGATGTAGACCACTTCGCCGAAATGAAGATTGGT